GGTGATACCGTAAAGTATTTTCCGCACCACAATTTTCGCATGTAGCTTTTCCTGGTACTGTCCCATCTTTAATATAACTTTTAAGAACTCTAGCAATTACCTTAGAGAACGAGAACATATCCATTTCTGTATCTTTTTGTAATTGTTCAACAACATACTGAATGGGGGCACCATGGCGAAGAGCTAGTGAGATTGTTCTGGTGAATCCGGCATGGTTAGGATTGTCAAATACTGCCACAAGATCCTTTACTACTAATTCATCACCGTTCTTTCCAATCAATAAATCATAACGAGAATTCTTAGTCTTATAATGGTGTTTTATAATTTGTCCCTTTTTATGCTTCTTTGGAATTTCTAAATAATTCTGTAAGCCTCCCATCACCTCATATGGACGACCATCCATTAAACCCACAAGAATCGTCCATGCTTCACCTTTAATGGTTGCTTGGTGGATTGAACATTCAAGCTCTTCTGGGCGGTTTGGAGCTTCGTGTCTCTTAAAAGATGTACTATCTCTGTCTTTAGAAACTAACACACCTGCTCGAGACCCTTCTCTGTAGACTGTCACACCCTTGCAGCCTGACTTCCATCCCTCCATATAAATCTTTTTGATTGTCTCAACATCAGTATCAGATGGAACATTTGTCGTATTTGAAATGGCATGACAAATCCATTTTTGTGCGACTGCCTGAAGTTTTACTTTTTGGACCCAATCAATATCTTCAGACGTCGCGGCGTGATACGGACTCATTTTCTCAAGAGAATCATACGATGTATCTTCATCCTCAGAAATTGACTGTTGTTCCATCCACTTTTTATATCCATGATGATAGACGTCGTATTCTTGCCATCTGTCTCCAGAATCATCGACAAAATCCACTCTTCCGTCTAGATCATTATCAGTTAATTTTTTTCGACGTGTGTATTTAAGCAGATAGGCCGGCTCGATTCCACTTGTTGTCTGGGATAATACAGAAACTGATCCTGCAGGCGCTGTAGTTGTTAGCGCGATATTTCTTCGACCATACACTTTACTCATCTCATAAACATCGGGTGCTGCTTTCCAAATTCTTTCTAGAAATTTGTGTCCCCGCTCTCGATCATGATCATGTGCCTGAAATGCTCCTCTTTCTTTTGCCATGTTACACGAAGATCGATATGCGTTGACAGTAAGTGTCTTATAAAATTTCTCAACAGACACGATTGATTCTTTCGTGCCATATTTCAAACCAAGTGCTGCCAAAGCATCACCCACAGCAGTCACTCCCAAACCAGTTCGTCGTCCTAGACGAGCCATTGTCTCTATATTCATCCACAAATCTCTCTCAATTTGTTTTACTTCATCTGGCTCTGGATCATCATTTATCTTCTCTAGTATCTTTTCAACTTGTTCAATCTCTAAATCGATCATGTCATCCATTAAGCGCTGAGCCTTTTGAACTACTTCTCCCATCTTTTCATAATCAAACTCTGCGTAATCTGTGTACGGATCATTCACAAAAGACAGAAGATTGACTACCATTAAACGGCAGCTATCGTAAGGAGATAAAATAATCTCTCCACAAGGATTAGTTGATGTCGATCCAAAGCCCTCTTTCGTGTAAATATCAGACGGCGTCAATCTCTTTGCTGTATCCCAAAACAACAATCCAGGTTCTGCACAAGCATGAGCATTTTCGATAATCTCTCCCCAAATCTCATTTGCGTTAACCATTTCAGATCTTTCCGGGGTATCGCTGTCAACGGGAAAACGTAACTCAAAATCTTCGCCTTTCGAAACAGCATTTAAAAACTCATCAGAAAGTCGTATTGAAATGTTCGCTCCTGTCACTCTTGTTAAGTCACGCTTTATTTTTATGAAATCTCTAATTTGAGGATGATGAACAGAGATGGTCAACATTAGTGCGCCTCGGCGACCGTTTTGGGCAACCTCACGACATGAATTTGAAAATCGATCCATAAAGACTTCGATGCCGTCTGTTGTTCTGGCACAGTTTGCCGTTGAAACTCCTCGAGGACGAACAGTAGAAAGATCAAACCCCACGCCTCCCCTACGTTTGGCAATTTGAACTAACTCCTGATCTGATTTTAGAATTCCTCCGTAAGAATCATAAGGTGACTCAATTACGAAACAATTTGATATTGACTGCACCTGATGCGGATTCCCAATACCCGACATGGGGGAGCCCTGCGGGATCACATATTTAAAATTTTGAAATAGCTCATATATTTCCACCTCAGATAATGAATTAGAATAATTTTGTTCAATTCTAGCAAACTCTTTTGCCAATCTTCTGTGCATGTCATCCGGTGATTTTTCCAGAATATTGCCTTCTCGATCAGTCAACGCATATTTCGTTATAAACACGTTAGCTGCTAGCTCGTCACCTTGAAAATAGTTTAAGCTTGATTTATATGCTTCTTCGAAGCTGTGCATGGGTTTTTCCTCTTTAGCTCGAACTATTGACTTCTTTCCATTTTTGCTTTAAAAGATTCTTCATATTACTCTGATCTTGACCAACTGCCTCGTTTAATGTCAAATGTTTTTCGTCTAATACTTCTATCTTAGACATAGATGTGTCAATGTGAATTGGCAAAACAATTCCATCCCGACCGGCTCGGTTTTTTGCAATAAAAAGTCTTCCCATACCCGTTGATTTTTCCAACGGCTTTACAGAAAGTGAAATTACAAAATCTGCGACCATGGCCTTTCCATATGCTTCTGCCATGTTTTCTAAACCCACGATATCAGCGTTCGCTGAATCTCTATTTGCCTGGGATGCAGTCCATATCGGAACGTTGAGATCCATCGCCATGTTTCTTAGCTCTTCATACACCAATTTTAGTTCATGTCGCAAAGAATCATAGCTTTTTGTTGACCTCATAATATCAGCATAGTCTACCACAATCACGTTAGGTATAAATCCTTTGAGTAACAACTTTTCAATATGATTTCTAATTGTAACAACAGACGCAGAGCCCGTTGGATACTCTTTTATTATTAATCTACCTAGATCTTTATCCTCATACTTTTTCATGACCAATTCTTTGTTGTCTTGAACATCATTACTAGCTATGCTACAAAGATTCGAATCATAACGAATGCCAACTGCAGTTTCAGACAACTCAAACGTATAATGTACTACATTCTTTCCTGCCTTCATCGCATTGGCACCCATCTGTACAAGATAATGACTTTTTCCAACGCCAGTATTGGCTGTGACTACTCCAATCTCTCCTCGTCCCAGGCCACCCTGAAGAATTTGAGGAGCGTCTAACTCAGGTATGCCTGTTGGACAAACTTGGCGTCGGGTCTTTACAAATCTTGCATCAGCATCTTCAAAAAAATCATGACCCATTGAGTTTGGCATGCCCACAGCAACAGCTTGTTTCATTAAATCCACCACACTCTCAAACTTATCAGTTGATATCAGTTCTACAGCTTTCTCTAGTGCGTCTTTGAATGCTTGTCTTTTACAGAAATCGAGTGACTTATCCTTTACAAATTGTAAATCCCCCATGTCAGGATTTGTTTTGATCCTATGCAGAAACTCAACTATTTGATCTCTTAATATCACATCAGAATCATTGCTTAAATCATCTTTAACAATTGTTATAAGAATGGAAAGCGTTGGAAAGCACTTATATTTTTGATAGTATGAAAAGTATCTATCGGATAAAAATGATAGATAACGAACATCAAAAAATCCGGGCTTCATAACTTCTATCATTTGTGATGACCAAGTATGATCAGACAACAAACTCTGAAATATCTTTTCCTGAAACTGCTTTCCGTACCTTTGAAATAATGCGTTATTTTGATCAAATCCTACATGTTCTGTCATATTTTTACCTTACAACCGACACAATCGACATAAAAAAAGAGTCCATGTCAAACTTATTGATGCCCTCTCTTAACATTATCCGAATAACTGACATTTTATCCCTACTAGCGGGCATATTTTCTAAAATACTGTTAATTTTTTGAATTTGATAGGCAGACAGATTTTGTGATGATAAATACATCAACTTCCAATTTCTACGCAAAATATCGATATTTTCTACAATATTCCCGTATAACTTGACCTTAGATTTTCCTAACATTTCTCTACTATGATTAACAATATCATCAACTGATACATCTTTATCTAGAGCAAGTTCCGGAAATCTCTTTGACATCGTTTTGAATCCCGCACCTTTGATTCCATCGATCGAATCAGAAGGATCGCCACAAAAGCATCTAGTGACACACATGTTTCTAGAAGACACCCCAAATTTTTCTTTTATTTCATCGCAATCGATGAATTTTTTTTGTCCAGGAGACCATTGTATGACGTTCTCACTCACTAACTGATACAAATCCTTGTCAGAAGACACAATTACACATTTATCATGGAGAAAACGATGTCTTATAAGATAGCCGATTACATCATCTGCCTCACAGTCCGGAACATATATCTGATTTACGGGTAGATTTTTAAGAATTTCAATTGTTAAAGCAACTTGATAATCGCGGTTCTCCGACGTGTTGGGTAGATCATCCTCATAGAATCTGTTAAGACGTTGAGGTCTTCTTCCCGACTTGTAGTTTTTGAAAATGGCGCGCCTTCGTGGTGCGCCGCCACCTTCCCAAGCTATAATAATTGCTTCAGGGCGAATCTTTTGTGAAAGCTTTTCAATTGATCTTAGAAAACCAATAGTCCCACCCACATGTTCTCCGGAATCACTCATCGTAGGGTTAGCTACGTAGTGTCTAATGAAAAGTGACATTGCATCAATTATCATTATCGAAGATTTTTTTTCAAACATCAACGTCCTTCTTGTGGCCCAACAATGGTTAAACTTTTATGACGGTACTGTTAACAGTTACTCGTCCGGATTTATCAAATTTTTAGCCTCTACATCTAATGAAATAGAGCGGATTTCTTCATATGATTCTATATCTATATCAGCATCGTCTAGAGAGGACATTTTCCTAACCATTGCCCTTTCTAATAGATCATCAATGTATTTAGAATATTCTGGATCGTTCCAAACCTTACCAAAATCTGCCTTGTAGAACTTTTTTTCTATCAAGACTTCGCCTGTTTTTGAATCTGAAACTAACAAGGACTTCCACGATCCCGTCCCAACTATTTTTATTTCATTTCCTTCGATCACTTCAGCGCCGTGTTTTCTTAGAACATCAAAAACTTGCTCATGCTCTACAATTCCCTTGCCAAAGTGTATCTCAAAATTAACAGTACGAAAAGGAGGGGCCACCTTACACTTTATAGTCTTTGCAGAGACATTAATACCAATCACTTCTTTTTCTTTGTTGGTGATAGGCTGGCCCGCACCAAGTTTAATTCTCACAGAAGAGTGAAACGGAATTGCCTTTCCACCCGGGGTTGTAGTCGGATCTCCATACATAACTCCAATCTTTGTTCGAATCTGATTTAAGATTACAAACAATACATTTTGGTTGGCAATCACTCCGGTGATCTTGCGCATGCCCTTTGAAATTGCTCGAGCTTGAAGACCAATGGTCTCTTTATCATAATCTCCCACAAGTTCAGCCTTTGGAGATGAAGCGGCGACAGAATCCCAGATAATGGTAATTGGCACGTCCTTGTCCATCGCCTTAGCCTTCATGATAGTAGCCTCAGCAATGGATAGGACCTCCTCAGTACAGTGAGTGTCCACATACACAAATCTCTTCTCGATATCAACACCGAGAAGCCCAAGATTTTCGACCGAAGTGGCATTCTCTGTGTCGATATAAACTACAATCCCACCCATTTGTTGAGTTGACCTTGCAATCTGAATTGCAACGTGAGACTTTCCGATACTGGGCGGTCCAAATATCTCTACAATTCGTCCTTCCGGAAGGCCTCCGTTGGGTCTATTTGATACAATATAATCAAGCTGTTTAGACCCAGTGCTTATCCAGCGTTTAACATGTGTAGGTGACATGTCATACGCTAAATTATACGCGACTCTACTTCCGTGCTCTTTGTTAAGAGAGTGAATTAAATCATGAGTAAAATCATCTGTTTTACTGTTACTTTTTTTTGGCATAATGCTCGTTCCTATTTTAGAGATTGCCCTAAGACGATAATACAGCAGTAAGAAAATTTGTTCAAAAAAAGGGGCTGATGTTTTGTATCACCAGCCCCTTTTGAAAAATTGTGTATCTTTCTGACGTCCTGGCGCCTAGGCGCCCTTATAGATCTTCTAAATCTGCGAAAGCATCATCTAAACTTTTATATTTAGAAGATTTCGATCCAGAGCTATCAGACGATGTGCTTTTGTTATCAGACGATGTACTTTTCGTTGTTTTGCTCTGAAAATTACTTCCTCGTTCAGTTTCAGAATCATCATCAGAATCAGAGTTGAGCCAGTCGTTTACGACCTTTTCCAGCTCATCATACGACTTACACTCGTACAACTCATCTAGATCTGGAATGCTAGATAACCACTCTTTCATTTGTGCAGAATCAGATGAAAGCGCAGACTGCTTTCCTCGAGGACGAACTTCTGTAGTTGCCCACATTCGACCCGGTGTCTTGCTACAGACAACCTTGACATCTCGACCGTCTGTTGGATCTGTAATGTCACCGTAGTCTTCATCAAGCATGATGTTCAGCAATGACTGGTACACCATCTTTCCAAACGACCAAAGACGTCTT